ACTATGATGTAATCATTGATTTCTTTAGGATTAAAACCACATAACAAGCCTTTTAAGATATACTGGTCATAGCTTCTTGAATTATAGCCAACCCAAATATCATCTTTATGCTTCTCATAAATATCTTTAAGTTTTTCAACATCATTAACAATGACATGTTCTTTTTTGTTGATTACATCAATGATTACAACCAGCCAATCATATTTGAATACTTCAAAGTCATAAAATAGCACTTATTTCACTTCCTTTCTGTATAAGAATAATAAATGCTGGTAATACTAAAGATGGGGAAGTGTAGGGGCAGTGGGTGCTTATAAAATTTAAGCACCCACATACCCTTGTTTAATTATTCAACTTCATAAACATCAACAATTTCATAGTTACTAAAGCCTTTCTTACCTTCACTGTATTTCAAGAGATATTCCAGTTCTCCATCAATTGCTTCATGAATGTCCATTAACAGTTGACCATACTGTGAATAGCTTCTGAACTCTACATCATAACCACTGTCAAGGGAACGAAGGAATTCATTCATAATGTGAATTTGGAAGCCTTTTGTAATAACCTGGTTCATGAAAATCATACTTCCCTTGTAATCACCAGCCAGCACTTTGAACCATACTGTAACCATTGGGTCACCAGCTTTGGATTCTACCAGTTCAAGTTTTTCAATCTTTACTTCATATTCACCATGTGGAACTTCCCTGAAATTAGCACCATTTTCCGCTGCTTCCTGAACATCCTTTTGCAAACCTTCAACATCAATCGCCTTATCAAACTTTTCCCAAATATTAGCCATTTTACATACCTTCCTTTCAAATTAATATTTTTTATTCCTTATTGGCATAATTAACGCAAAGTTACCCATTGGGGATTTCACAATAATTGGTTTTGTTTCACCATAGAATTGTAAAGTTATTAACTGTTCACTCTTAAAAGCATCCATAGCATCTTTCAAATATTTTGGATTAGCTGAAATTTCAAATTGTGGTTCATCTTTTGGTATAACATCTGATATATTTGGAAATTCACCGTTATATTTTTTCAAAACTTTCTTTTCTGTAAGAAAGTCATAAGTTACTTCTTCATCCGCAACTTCAACGATTACATACTTAATTTTAGAAGGCACTTTTATAAATGGTAAAAAACATTCTTTACCTTCAAGTTTTTCATGGTCACATGGAACTGTTACCCTGTGCATCCTATAACCATCTAAAGTTGTTCCTGTAATTGTCCTTTCTCCAAAGTTGCAATGAATCATTTGCAATGCTGGTCTTACACCACTTTTATCAATTGCAAATTTACATACATTCATTAAATACTTTAAGTCATCTGCATTCATTTTGAACTTCATTGTTATTCACCCCTCTTTTTCCTGGTTCTTCTTACAGGTTTTTCTTCTGCTGGTTCTTCTGTTGCTTCTTCAGGGACTTTAGCATCTTCAACCTGTGGTTCAGTTTCTTGAACTTTTTGGGCTGAAAAATCCCCGTCAGTTTGTTCAACTTCTTCAGTAGGTTCTTCCCTTACCCTTCTTATCCTTCTGCTTCTTGGTTCTTCCTTTTCAGCAGGTTCTTCATCATTGGATTTTTGAGTTTCAGGCTTATTTGTAGTTACTTTACCAGTAGCAATTGCATTACTTTCTTCATACACTTTTAAGAATTCATCATAATCCAGTGGGATGACCTTATTTGTTACTGAAAGCCTTCCACCACCAAAGATAACTTCATTGGTCTTAAAGGAAAGAATTCTTTCATCACCATCAGCCACAACCCTTGCCACAATATCAACCATTCCAGCAACTTTGGTTGCAACTTTATCCTGAAGATTGGGCTTGATAGCTGTAATTTTATCCCCTGACTTTCTTGTGATGTCCTTACTTCTGTCCTCATGGCTAATAAGAATGATGTTTTCATAATCCATGTTTACCAACCTTTTAAGGGTTGATAAAAATTCTGTTCTGACCTTATCCCAGGCTGAAAAGCTATCATCAGATTCATGGGTAATATTCAGCTTGTTATACATGTAAAGTCTGCAATGCTCATAAGTATCTTCCAGCAAGTCAACAATTATGGTCTTGAAGTCATTTTGTTTCTTTTCAAGTTCAGCAATAACTTCTTTGAATAGTTCCCAAGCAAGTTTCCTTTTGGTCAATCTTCCTTCAACTGTCACCTGGTCTTTGATTGCAATGTATGGGGCATCAACAAATCTAATGTTTCCATCTGTATTAAGCATCAATGGGTCAGGAAATTTGTTTGCAAAAAAGGTTTTTCCACTGAATGGAACGCCATAAATCCAAATAACTTTTTTATTGATTTTTTGAATATCCCTTCTTTTATTTTCAGGTAATAACATGTAATCAACTCCTTTTTCACAATAATCTTGGTATTCACACCAGTTACATAAGTAACTTGGTTCCTTGGGAAACTCTTTTGTTTCCAACACTCTTTTAATTCCCTGGTAAAATTCAATAACTTTTTCAATGTCAAATTGCACCTGAACCACTTTGATTTCTGAAGCTTCCAGTTCTTCTAAAATCCGCTTCCTGAAACTTATAATATTTTCCGTTTTCTTTTGCTTGATGTTCACCTTGGGGATGAACACGAAGTTCAGGTTACGAATTTTTTTATTGAACTGCTTTTCATAGTAGTATTTGTATAAATGAAGCTGCCTTGAATCCATGTAGCTATTAACATTGTTGGAATACTTGAAGTCATAAATATCATAGCTACCATCTTCATTCCTGGATGTTAAATCTATGAAGCCAATAAAATCTGAATTTATTATTTGAAGTTCAAACTTACCTTCAGGAAGAATTTCTTGCACTTTAGGGATTAGATATTCCAGCTTTATGGCTTCATTTACATGGTCATCAGTTATAATTGGAAAGCTGTTGTAATAAGTCTTAATTGCTTCTTCAACACCTTTTTCAATTCCAGTGTGCATTGCTATTCCAATAATTAAGGCATTATTTGCATCCGTTGATGGTAAAGCTTCTATTTTGTCAATATAACGCATTTTGTATTTGAATTTGCAGCTTTCAAAGCAGTCAAGTCTTGAATGTGAGAATTGCATTCAGTCACCCCTTTCACTATGGTCTTGAATTGTTCAAATCCTTCCGGGTAAAGGATTATCCCAATTCCATTTGCTGCATTGGTCAACTTAACATTGTATTCCTGAAGTTCTGTTGGTCTGCCAGTGGATGACTTCAATTCAACTTCAAAATAAATACTATTTATGCAGCATATTAAATCAGGAATACCAGCCTTCTGATAACCACCTCCCCAAATCTTGATAAACTTGATGGGTTGCCCTTCTTTCTGTAATTGATGAAGCCATGATTTAACTTTGTTTTCAAACTTCTTTTCTGATGCCATTACTTTACCGTCACCTTTACATAAGCTGATGTTTTAGAAGTCTTGGAACATTCGGCAGCAATTTCAGGATATTTCTTTTTAAGCTTTGCACTATCAATGCTGGTTTTAGTGCTTTCAGCAACATAAGTGATGTTCAGAATGTCACTTTCAAACTTCTTGATGTTGCATTTTTCCATGGCTTCTTTCAGCTTTTCTTTCAGTTTCTTTTCCTGTTCTTCAAGCTTCTTTTTGACTGTTACAATATCAGCAATCTTTTGAAGAACTGCCAATTGACCTTGTTGGAATACTTGCAGTCTAGTTTCTGAAGAAACTTCATCCATAATGGAATCACTACATTCTGAAGGGATTAATTCACAAACTTCTTTACAAGTTTCTTTTAAGTCACATTCAAAGCAGCAACCTTCAAATTTGTCCAATGGGCATGAATTTTTACATTTAATCATTTTCAACTTCTCCTTTCAAATATACTTTTCTTTGTTGAAATCCAAATTCCAAAGCTTTATCATGGCTTAAAAAGTAAATATCAATAATTTTGTCATCATATTTTTCAGCAACCCAACTTGCGGGTCTATCCTCAACCACATATTCACCTAATCCTTCAATATAAAGAATTGTTCCAAAGGGTAAATTTGGGGCAGCTACTGAATGACCTTCCTGAAGCTCTATCCCGGCAGCACCATAAACAATTCCATTTGGTCTGTTCTTTGCCCAAATCCCGCAACAAATTTTACAAGGGCAATAAGCTGTAATGGTATATTCACCTAATTCTGTTATTGCTGGTTCTTCAACAATTAAATCTTCAATTGGTGATTCTGTTGGTTTAGGGATTATGGTTGGTTCAATTTCTTGAACTTTTGGAGTATAAAAAATAGCTTCCGTTTCTGTTGCTTCAGCATCCTTATCTTTTGTGATTAGAATTGTTATGGCTGCTGTAATTACTGATGTAACAATTAAGCTAATAATCCAGGTTGTCAAAAGTCTTTTATAATTTACTCTCATAGGCTTTGAATAACTCATCTGTATAATCCTTTCTCATTTTTAATGTTAATAAAATATCTTCTTCCACGCTGTCAATACACATCATGTAATAATAGAAGCATCTGTTGTTTTGACCTATCCTGTGAATCCGTTTTTTACTTTGTTCAAACAATTCTGATGACTGTGGAAGTGTAAAATAAATTGCTTTATTTGCTTTTTGTAAATTTAAACCTATAGCACCAGCCTGATATTGAACAAAGGTTATTGAATTATCTTGTTCTTCATAAGCTGTTAAGTCTTTGATTGAACCATTGATTATTGATATTGGCTTATCTTCAACCAACTTCATTAAGACATCCAGTTCATCATTAAAGTTATAAAATACAACCAGTCTATCTTCAGTTGAATCAATTAAATCCTTAAAAGCTTCCAGCTTATATTTGTTGTAATGACCGCAAAGCATCCTTGCATATAATCTTTTAGTCAGGGCAGTATCACCAATCATTTCTTTATCTTGAATTGTAATAATTCTACTTCTCATGAACTTCTTGTATTCTTTAGTTGTTGGAACTATGATTTTATTTTCAATTTGTTCAGGAAGGTCAACGACTTCTTCTGACTTCATGAATATTGCCCCATGCTGTGCAAGCTTCATTTTTAATCTGTCAACATTCTTATAACCAACTACTTCCTTTCTGAAGAAACCACCATCTTCTTCAACCCATTCAGTTTCAATGTAGTGCTTCCAATAAAGGTCTTTGCTGATTTTCCAACCAAGTAAATGAATTTGTGACCATAAGTTTTCGTATTTCCCTGCTGTGGGGGTTCCTGATAGCAAGATTACATTCTTGGGTTTCATCTTTAAGATGAATTTTGACCGCTTGGTTGTTTCATTTTGTATCTGTGATGATTCATCCAACATTAGTGTAAAATCTTCTAATGTCAGCAATTCTGACCTTCTGAATACTAAATCATAGTTGATAACACCTATAACTGGATAACCATGAGATGCCCAGGTGAAGAAAGTTGCATAACCTTTTTTATTTGATAAATTACAAATGCCAATATTGGAATAATAAGTTTTTAAGTGTTGAATCCAATCATCAATTTTTGACTTCTGACAAACTATTAAATTAGTCTTTGAATCAAGCTGCATCATCTTTTCAGCGCCAACAAAAGTTTTACCAAGTCCCATGTCAAGATAATATGCAACTCTGTTAAAATCTTTGGTGCTTTCCAAAGCTTTCTGCTGGTGTGGGAATAGTTTAATTTTATTCATGATTGTTTCCTCTTTCACCTAAATCCACAATATTGTTCAGGTCAGTTAAATCTTTACCTTCATATTTTTCAAGGAATTCCAGTAATGCAGCCCGTCTGACTTTATAACTACCAAGTTTCAAAGCTGGAAGAAAACCTTTCCTTATTAAGTCATATACATAATTAGTATTACATTTAATTAATTTTGCTACTTCTGAAACTGTATAAAGTATATCTTCCATACTTTCACCCCTTTCTAAAGTTCAGGTTCTTGAACTTTTAGGGTAAAAAAGTAAACTGGAATTTCTTCCTTTTTGATTTTCAGTAAATCAGATGCCTTATCCATTTCCTTTTGACTGAATTCAATCTTGTTATTAAGTTTTGCAGAAAGGGAAGTTGTTGACATTCCCATTGCTTCAGCAAAAGCACTTTGGGTATTAAAGATTTCACGAATTCTGCCTTTTAATTTACTGTAATCAAATTTCACTTCAGTCATTTCACATACCACCTTTCATTTATCTTTTAATTGAATTACCTTTTTATGATTTTCTATTTCTTCATTAACAATATTTAAAATCATACTTATTCCCTCAATCACCCCCAAAGCTTTATGTACTTGTTCATTCTTATAATCATATAACAAGTCACGCTTTGTTTTAGATTCATTTAATTCATCAATCTTTTTTCTTACCTGTTCAAGTTGTTCATCATGAAGTTTACGAATAGATTCCTTTATATCATATAAAAGTGGAAGAACATTTCTGCAAATTTCCTTTGCTTCACTTAATACTTCAGGATTTTCAGAACGGATGAATTCATTAACATCAAAACCATGTTTATCACAATACAATTCAGCCTTATATAATGTATTAAAAACTCTTTTATTTACTAAAAAATAACCAATATTTTTATTTTTGATTTTTGTATTATAAGCCAATTTATCACCACCAATCTTAAATAAAATTTACAACCAGATTATTACAACATGGGGATTGTGCCATGCCTTTTACTGGTCTGTATTCAAT